CATGAGCTTGGTGATCTTCTGCTCATAGCGGGTCGTTGCCGACTCACCGTCAGTGGCAGCTCCGCCACCATTGCGGACCTTGTTCTCACCGAGCTCAACGAGACCAACCTCGCAGAGCTTGTGCACGTGGCCGAGGATCTCCTCCGACAGCTCCAGAGGAAGCTTGAGGAGGGTCACCTTCATGCCGTCGACGAAGCTGGGCGGGATCTCGAACTTGTCGCTCTTGACCTCGCTCAGACGTCGAGTGACCTCGGACATCCGGTTCGCCGACTCGAGGATCGCCAGCTTCTTGGCGTTCTCTGCGTTGTCGGCAAGCAGCTGCTTGATGGCGGGGTTGTCCTCCGCCAGCTTCACGAGCTGCGGATCAGGGGTCTCGGTTGCCTTGACAGGCGGCTTGTTCTCCGGCTTAGGCGCCGGCTCCGCAAGCTTGGCAGTGAGTGCCTCCATGATCTTGTCTTCCGGAACGTCCTCACCGAGCTTCAGTGCTTCCCGAAGCTTCTTGAGGAGCTCTTCCACTTGCTTTGCCTCCTTGTTGGCTGGCTGATCGCCGAGCATGAGCTCGGACAGGTTGATTGGCAGGATGTCCTTGAGGAAAGGCCTGTTGGTCAGTGCCCCACCATACAGCACGTCCTTGAACGTCTGACCACTCTTGGGATGCGTCCATTCGTCTGCGAACTCAGGTGAGAAGTACTTGTATTCACCCTCCTTCAGTGCCTGTGCAGCGCTAGGCGTCCACTCGACTAGGATCCAGAGGCCCTCAGCCCCTCGGTCCTCTGCATCGCGCACCCATCCTGCAGCCTTACCATCCTTCTCCTTGTGGTCGTAATCGATATCCAGGTCCTGCTCACGAACATTCAGCTTGACATTATGAGCAAACCTGGCGATACGATCAGGAGTGATGTTGATCTGGCCCCAGATCGGGTGATTGTACGAGCCTAGAGGCAGTGCCTGGATCCAAGATCGACCGTCAGCAAGCGACAGTTTGAAGCTGCCTAGGTCAATCCAATACCCGGCCACTTGGGACAAAGTGCACCTCCTCGAATATCGCCAATATTAATAGATGTCACTACGTGGTTGCAAGGATAATAGTCGGCGATTAAGACTACCCACCTGACTTGTCCCTGCCCATACGCCCGGTATTACCCGTGTTTGGCTGTGATGCCTTGCCTCCCCGAGGCAAACCGACTCGTGCACCTGTGCCACCATTCTGTCGTGCCTCGGCTGTTGCTGCGCCACCTGGGCCAGGATTGGTGTCTGCATCGAAGATTTCGCGGGTAGTTGCAGGATCTGAGGGCGGCAGGTCCATTTCGGCGCGAACCCACTTCTCAAGCTCGTCATCCGGCTTGATAACCTGCGCACCGATGAAGTTTCGCATGGCGAACGAGATGGTCCGCCAGTCAACCGTGTCACCGATCCGCCGAGCACGCAACTCTGGGTAGACGCTAACGTTCGGGAAGTTGAAGTCCACCAGCTCCGGAATCGCGTACTTGTTGAACACATCACGGATGATGTCGGCGATGAACCGGGTAGCCTTGATGAACAGCTCCTGCTGGTCCTCAGATGACCGGTTTGAGGGGTCATTTAGGAACTGACCCAACACTGTACGGGCGATTAGCATGTCGTGATGCTCTGCCGAAGCCAGTGCATCGACGTTCTGACCCTCCAACTTGAGGGTGGAAATCTCCCAGTTGGGCAGGACCACGGCGTAGGACTTCTCATTCGTACGCAAGTTTCGCCCAAGTTCCTGTGCCAAGACGAAGTCATTGGCCGTATAACCCATCGGGAGGTGGATCACGGGGATGCCAATTCCGTGTCGTTCCTTCTGGATTGCGTCGATCTTGTACAGGTTCTCCTTGTAGTACCAGTGCTTGTACACGCTTCGGAGCACGGCAATCCCCTCCATATTGCCGGCTTCCTTGTCGTAAGTGAACACCATCAGCTTCTTGATGTCGATCAGGATGTTCCTGCCGTTGATATCGAGGGGGAACATCTCCAAAGCCTCAGGCCCACCGTTCATATCGTAGTGCCATTGGACGGCATCCATCGGGTGTCGAGGCGCCAACTTCTTCCAAATGACCCTACGCTTGCCGTCAATCTCCTTGAAATCGAACACCTTCTCGAAGGCATACCAGCCAAAGTCGAGCATCAGGAGCATTTCCGTCAACATCTGTGGAAAGCTCGCACTCTGGTGCTTGAAGATGCAGTCTTCGACGAACGCACGGATCTTCTCGCCCTCATCAGTCGTGTCATCAGTCGCAACGAACCAGCGTGCAGCCAGGACAGGAGTCTTCACCAGGCGCAGAACTGCACGAACCTGGCCATCTCCACGGCGCATCTTGTCGTACTTCTGCAGGCCAATCAGCCCTCGAAGCTCAGGGTTGTACTCCTCCCTGAACACCGAACCGAACGAAGAGCCCGGCTGCATGCTACCAATCTCCCGCATATCAGGCTCAGCCATCTTGCGAGTGACGATAACTGCATCATCCGTGACATCTAGCACGTTATACCGTGCTAGAAGCTCGTCAGTACCATTGATCACCTTCGGAGCTGGCATCAGAACTCCATCCGTTCGAGATTGCCGAAGTAGTCGACCTCACCACTCATACCTGGCACAGTGTACACTCCTGACTCCGGAACCTGCGAGGGCCGTACTATCGCTCCCACAGGGGTACCAAGAGCACCTCTGTAGTCGTCAACAACCAGCTGACGCTCCAGATGGCTGCTCGCTCCGAGCTCGAACCTGTGCATAAGACCGTAACGAAGGGCGTCCATTGCGTGATCGTTCATCCTCTGATCCGTCATCGAAGCCTTGCCAGCCTCGTTGGCGTTGGAAGAGATCACTTCCTTGGCACGGTAGTTCTGGAACTCCCAGATGGTCTCCTTGCACTTCCTATCGACAAACATCATCGGGAGCAGTGCAGGAGTGCCGTACTCGTCAAGAACGATGCCTGTGTCACGAAGACGCAGGAAACGCTTCACAAGATCGACACCCTGACGCCAGTTAGCCTTTGCCTCTGGCATCGCTACGCAGGGGCAGAACTTCTCGCTAATGTGTTCTGCCGCTGCTGGATCTGCCGCATCACCGAAGCACATATCGAGGTGGTACCCATCGGGCTGCTCTCGACCACGCAGGAGAGCGATGTGCGCGTCCAACTGCTTGTAAGCGAGGTAATGCTCGCGCCAGATGTAGACATTGTCCCACGGATCAACCTGGAACTCGATGAAGGCAAGTGGCTTGGTAAAGCCCCAATCCCAGCAGCCGTAGTTCGGCCACTCAGGGTGGAACTGGTACTCATCAATGATGTGTTGCTGGTCGTCGAACTCTGGGTAGATCCGCCCGACGAAGGCGCTGAAGTCCGCTCCGATCTCCTGTTGGAACCACTCCTCGCTGGTGGTAGCCTCGATGAGCTTGATCTCCTCGTCATTGCGACCTCCCGGGTACACGATGGGATTCTCCCAAGAGGGGAATCGCCACGACGCGTAGTCAACGAGCGAAGGATCCTGGCCATAACCGTACAGTTCGAAGAACCAGTTCTGGCCCTCAGGAGTTGAAGGGAATGTCGCCCAGCCGCGGTAGTCCGCTAGGCTCGGACGAATGAACCTCTCCCATGTCTCCTGATCATGCTTCGCAGCCTCACTCATGACCACCCCGTGCAAGGCTTCACCAACCAGATGCTCCGGATGCTGGGCACTCCGGACCTCAACCCGCGTACGCCAGGGAAACTCAATGAACATCTCACCCGTACGCAGGTTGAATGCCTTCTTGATGCGCTTGTCTCTACCGAGCTTCTGCTTGACGATGAGGTCGTTCCACACTACGCGGAACTCCTTCTCACCCAGATCGTAGGTAGGACCTACAATCCAGTACCGTCGATCCGGCTCGAAGAGTTCAGTTTCCAGATCGCGCCCTGCCATGGTCGACTTCCCATATCGACGTCCGCAACACGCGATCCGGAAACGTGACTTGGAGTTGTGGAACTCCACTTGGCCATTCGAGTGAGGCGTGTACCCGATCTTCGCGAAGTACTCCGTCCTCTTGATGGCTACCATTGGGTCACCACGGACTCCAGGTGTTGTCCTCTTTGTGATCGCCTCCGGGAGTACTGCACCGGTTGACGTTCAGGAATGTCTCGCCGTCACGTGTACAACGGAGGTCGAACGTGTCTGCGTCGTCGAGGTTGGTGATGATACAGGATCGCCACTTGTTGACCTTGAAGTAACGAACTTGCCTGCCTACCTGTCCAACGAAGACTCTGACCATCGTTACCTCCTACTCATGCGTAGGTGAACCTAACCAGCTTGGGGTTCATTCCTGTCGCCTTGCGGGCGAAGACGGCCTCGTGGAACTTGGCGCTTGCGAGTGCCTTGTTCTGATGGCCAAACAGCAGGACCTCTGTGGTCTTGCCATTACAGGACCCGGTAGCAAGAAGGACTTTGTACTCCTTCTGCTTTGGGGTTGAACAACTCATGGGAAATCACCTCCTCTCACAGTACTATCCACAGGATGGCGAGTATGAGCGCGAGTGTGATCACGACAACTAACGTGATCCCT